TGGGCCTGTTCAAGAAGATTTTCAGAAACGACATCAGGAAAGATAATATCTAAAGGTATTTCCTCTGTAGGAACATCAGTAGAGGATTTTCCCTGGTCCATAATCTTCTTAGCTTCATCAATTATTTCATCATTAGATAATTTCTTTTCGACAACTGCAGTATTTATAAACTGTGCAGCAGCTACCTGTGATTCTAGAAGGTGTGAATCTATTTTAGTAGTCTTTGGAAGTTGACCTGCCTTTATCTTGAATTTTATTTGAGCCCTGTATAGAAGTTCAAAATGGTTATACCAAAAGTCTTGATGATCCATGATCATTTGAGTGAACGGACTGTCAGACTTTTTAATAGAAGCATACACAGCCTGATCAGCCCTCTGATCTAACACATGCAAAGGGAGATTGACACCAGAGCCAATGTGATAAAGGATAAGTAATCCATCTCTTTCAGCATCAGCTGATTCAAGTTTTGCAGCTTCGATTCGGTATTTAACATTCTCATTCTCCACAAGCATGGTTCCACCCTTGGGAGATTTTCTATCCTTTATTAATGCTTCCGTACTCCTACCCGTGATAGATTTAATCCAAACTACCTTAGAACGTTCATGATTAATGCGAATTCTATCAACAAGGAAATCTTCATAATACTTAAGGAATCGTAGAATGGGGAACATTGGGACTCTTCCACGAATCTCATCCTCAAGTCCGTACTTGACAAACATCATATACACATTAGGTTCAGTTAAATCAGAATGAGGAGAAGGGCTAATAGGTTCTCCATTACTAGACCTTAAAAAATAATCTAAGTCTGTATACCACTTATCTATAGGTTTAAAGGAAATTGAAGAAGCACTTTGTGTATTAGTGATCAGCGTCTGTCTATGATAGGCGGTATTAGTTTCCATATCCTGAGGATCAGTTTCAACCTCTGTAACTTCTGAAGGAGGTATACTACGTACATAAACATCCCCTGTTTTAGGATTCACAAACAGAGGCATAAAATATTCACCCTTAAGATACCCCATCTGTACCATACGTTTGGAACGCCTATCCATCCGATTATTTTGATTAAATTTCCTAATAACGTCCTGAACTTTTGGGTCTGGGGCCTTTACATACACACCAGAACCTATTGTATAATAACGTATGTTATTAACAATAGAGGTAGCATGTGGATCCGAGAGATACTTAGCTACTGCTGAATCCTGCATTATAAACAGCTCATCTCTGGACTGAAGCCTGATAGAAGCAGGATTAATAAGGAAGGAATCCTGTAAATAATTAGTAAGTGCTTCATTTATCTTTGTATCTTTTTTCAAGCCAAAATCCTGAGGATTAAGTTTATATTGAGGTTTATCCTCATACAAATAAGAACGTGTAGAAAGTTCATCTTCTGGGTTTTGGGGTTTTGAATTATCCCACTTCAAATTAGTGCGTATCTGAGTAACAGCTTTATCAACAGCCTCGTCAATAGTCTGTTGAAAACGTGTACTCGACATTAGACGGATCTTACCTAACCATTTCTTTATCATTTACGTCCTCGGTTGAATGGGTCAATAGGGCGTTCATCGTCCTGAGAATCCCTATCCATATCTATATCCACTTGACTTATACCATAACCATCATAAAAATTATCCTCTAAATCTCTCTGCTCTGCTTCAGAAAGCTCTATATATTCAAACTCATTGTTCGTCAAATTATAGACGCTGCCAGCCAAAGATTGTAGAACGTCAATAGTACCACCAGGAGGATGGTCTACCTTATTTTTCTTTGCATTAAACTCGGCCATGCGTGCTTCTGTAATCCAGAATTCTTTTGACTTTTCAGAAAGAATCTTAGGGATCATACAACGATCCTGATACAAGGCACCTTTCAAGGTTTCCATAGCTGCTGTATATTGGCCATTTGTACTTTCCCTACGGAAGCCATCTTCAGCACTTTTATCAACTACAATTTTATGTGCTGTGCGATCTATAGAAAGTGTTGTAGCTCTATAGCCTGCGTCTTTAAGAATTTGTATAGAATCAACAGAGTTAAATCTATCAAAGGTAATTAACTGGATCCAGAAATGTCTCCTTGATAATTCATAAATAAGTTCCCGTATATCGGCGAGGATAATTTCTTCCCCTTTTGAAGCAGAAATACGCCCCCAGAAATCAAACACAACATAAGGGACAGAAATCTTTTCAAGGACTTCAACACCCTCTTTAACAACAACTTTGGTTCCTTGAACAAAATAAGGTGCATGACACATTGAAATACCTACTGCATCCCGCGTGACACCAAGGTCAAGATGCATATAGCGGCGGAACTTATCTCTACAAATAAAGTTAGTCTCAAAGGTAAGTTTATATGGGTCAAAGGGATTAAGTATATCAGATACAGCACGCTCTAATTTACCCCTCCTTTTAAAGAAGGGTCTTAGAGCTTCAAGAGGAATACAAGCAATATCCCTAATGAAATTCTCAGGATCTCTAATAAAGTTCTGCTTTAACTCTACAGGGACCTTGATTATCATCTTCTGATATGTATGCGCTGGATAACCTATTCAACCAACCTAACTTGCAGACCAAACCATATAGAGCGAAGGCATCATTAATAGCCCTATGTGGAGCTGAGGATGTAAATCCATAATACCTCAGTATAGTCTGAAGTTTATTATTAGGTGTAGGTAAGCGCATATCCTTAACCCATGCATATAAATCTATCACTCTTTGGCTTGAGGGTATTACCCCCTTTGCTATAAGAAATCTTTGCTCAAATTGGGCATTATAGGCAACCAAAATACCATTACCTATAAACTTCCTTACATCATCCCTCTTAGAGGAGAATGCAGGGAAGGCAGAAAGCATATCACTTTCCATATTAGATTGAGCAAGAACTTCAACTGGAATAGGACAAGTTACAGAGAACAATTGTTGATAGATGTCAATAGGTTTACAACCCTGGGTCTTGAGCATACCTACTTCCCAGATCTGGTCATTATTTGCATCAAAACCTGTAGTTTCTAGGTCGACATAGATAAACATTAATACACCTCAATTCCGTCTACCATTTTAGGTTGAGAGCTATCTAATTTAGCTATCTGCTCAGGATCATCAACAATACGCAACTTATCAACATCAATGTAAAAAGAATCACCACTACTATATTTCTCAAGCCCCTTAGCTACCCACAAAGGCCTCCTTCTCCAAAAGATCCCACAAGAAGGTCCTTCACTTATTGCCTTCCTACGTAATCTAGATGTAAAATCTCCCGGATAGCGTGGAGAAGAGCACATACTTATAAGACCAGGAATTTTTCCATCGGGTCTCATAAAACGTGAAGTCATACGGTTTATAATAGCATTATACATTTCTTCAGCTGCATCATACTTTTCCTCAGATTCAGCTGCACGCCTAGAATCTTCTACTACTTCAAGGAAATTGCATTCGTCTACAACTCCACCAAATAGGTTGTAACCCAGGGCACTGAGAGCAGAACTGGTTCCTGCATATACCACTGTATTGTTCCTTGAGATATAGATCTCCCGGCGCATTCGGGGAGAAGGAGGGAAATACTCCTTGTTAAAGGGAGATTGAAACCGTTTCCATACATCGGAGAATATGACCCGTCTTGATTGAGCTTCAGATCTGGAAAGACAGATGAATGCGATAGTTGAGTCTCTTGTGAGTCCATAAAAATCCTGTGGGTTTAAATGCATTGACACTTCATACCAAAGAAGCCAAATGATTATGGAAGTCTTTGTTGTCTTTCCAGAACCAATGGCTTCTTCATCTATAAAGGTATGGATATTATACTCCGGGTCATGACGCATACTCCAGAGCGTAAGAATATCATCCATTACACCTTTATAGACCTTATCTTCCAATCCCAGAAAATAAGGGTCCCTTACTAGGGTTTCAACTGGTACTTCAGAAAATTGTCTAGCAGTATCCTTATTCCAGGGTTTAAGACTGCCCGTGGTCTTTTGTGTAAAATCCTCAATCCAACCACGTGCAGCCACGCTTAAAGCATCACTTAACAGATCACTCACAAAATACTCTTTCCCTTCTTAGCTTTGCCCTTGCATTTCTCAAGAGCAGACCTATAACTTTCCTTGGCCTTATTCTTCAATGAAGTCACTTTACTCTTACCCATTTTCTTTTTCATCATTTTCTTCATATCATCTGCATCAGAGTCCTTTGCCTCAGACATATGCATTACTCGTTCTAAATCCTGCCTAGACATATTGTTTCTCCTTTTAATTAACCCTTCTTACGTCCCTTTGCAGCCCATTTAGCCATTTTGCCAGCACCATATTTATCGCGGCCAATTTTAGCAGCTAGGGCACCTGGATCAGTAGCACCTTTCTTTGCAAGTTTACCCTTTAGGGCAGCAAAACGTTTACCGGTACCCAGTTTGGGCTTCTTAGCCTCGCCCATACTCATGACTGCATTATAATCTTCCCGGCTCATTTCTACCTCCTATTTGATGATATTGAATGAATAACCCACATGGATCATTTTGAGGTCTAACCCAATTGTAGTAGAGTAACCTAATACCCATTTATTACTTATAGATGCAAGGGCTCCTACACTCAAATGGGTATCACCAGCATCAATGATAATAGTCCCCAAGGGAATAAGAGACAGGGTAAATTTATCTTGAGGGGGGAGCCCAACCCACTCATCCTTATCAAGGATGGTCTTTATATCAGAGACAGATAAATACTTATTAAGAGGGGCTTCAATGCGTATGTAAGAATTCCAGACCCCCTGTTTATCCCTCGTAATGAAATTGGTAAGGGACAAAGGCCGAAACTTAAGATTCAGGTAATGTTGTGGAGGTGTAACAGCATCTACATTAATAGTATAGCTGTAGAAGTCTGTATTATTAGCAAAGCTATAATGCTTCACGCCTCCGGTGTCAATAACTACCGTTCCTGCTCCATGTGCAATGATATCCCTGAGTTGCAAATTCTCCTGAGTCAGAGCTAGTATTTTTGTATTTTCCTTTGCGAGTTCAT